GGCGCCATCACCAACGCAGCAACCACCCAAGCACAGGAAGAAGAGGACGACGACATGCTTGTCATCGCACGCGACACCGCTTCCGCTGACCCGGACAAGATCTGGATCGGCAACACCATCAGCCGCCGGCACATCCCCGACCCGGACACCCTGAAAGCGATCCAGGACATGGCCGGCTGGGGCGTGTACCGGATCTACAAGAACGGCGAGGTGCAGAACTTCCCAGAGGAAGCACTCGGCGCCGAGATCGCCGGGCCCGTCCTCTCCGGCGGGGAGAAGGGCTTCGTCCTCAACGTCCTCGCCTCCCTGACGAACAACGTGGCCACCAAGAGCGACCTAGCCAGCGCGACGGCCAGCATCCTCGACGCCCGCACCGTCGTGGCGTCCATCCCGGACGGCATCGCCCAGGAAGTCTTGGACGGCCTGGCGGACCGGCTGAAGAAGGCTGCCAACTGATGGGCGACCACATCGCCGCCGTGTCCTCGCAGGAGCGCAGCCCATGGGCGGCCGTCCGCCGCACCCTCGCTGCGATCGTGTCTGCCATTGCCGTCGTGAACGGCATCGTGGCCGTCGTGATCGACGTCCTTGAACCGTACGACGGCCAACTCCCTGCATGGGTGTTCCCGGCCCTGAACGGCATCCTTGTTGCCACCGCGCTGCTGGCCACCATCGTGACCCGTGTGTTGGCGATGCAGAAGGTCAACGACTGGCTCCGGCAGTACCTGCCATCCCTCGCGCCCGAGGGTAAGAACACCACCGCTTAGGAGGGCCGCATGGCCATCACGACAACTCCCCGAGGGTTCCTGAAGCCGGATGGCAATGAGCGGGTCAAGGATGGCGAGAACGTCATTGCCGCCAACGCACAGAAGGCTGAGGATCTCATCGCCGCACGCGAAGCGGCGGAGATCGCACTGTCCGGCCGTGTCGGTGTGGCCGAAGCGAAGATCGACGCGGGCGCCGGCGGCGTCGGGCTGTCCGCGGATCCTGACCGGCCGGGCCTCTATTACTTCGCCGGGCCCACGTTCGCCCCCGACCCGGCCCACCCCGGCCTGTTCACCTTCTAGGAGCCAGCGTGACCATAGTGAACATCAAGGTGCAGGTCCCGTCGAACGGGTCCCCTGCATCGGCCGAAGGCGTGCTCCGCTGGGAGCCTTCCGGGCGTCGTATCGGCGCGGACGGGACTCTGATCCTGCCCGCGCCGTTCGCCGTGCCGCTCGTGAACGGTGCCGCGGCCGTCAACGTCGACCCCTCCACGGAAGCTTGGGCTTGGCGGGTCACGGAGTTCTTTGAGGGCCAGTTCCCCAAGACCAGGATTTTTGCCGTGCCTGACATCGGCCCGGTCAATTACACGGATCTGCTTGAGGTTGACCCGACCACCCTCGACCTCGCATTCAACGTTTCCCCCGACCCGGACAATCCCGGGTTCTACCTGATTGGAGCATGACCCATGACGCAAAGACTTGTCTCCGTCGGGGACGATTTCAAGCTGCCCACTGCCGTGAAAGTGGACGAACCGAACCTGCCTGACCGGCTTTCAGCCGCGGCACAAAATGCCACTTATGCCAGCTACGCGAACCTGGCAAAGGCCCCGGATTCGATCATCGCCGGGGCCGTGAATGTGGACGGGAACAACCTGGTTACGAGTGCCGCCGTGCTGTGGCCGGACGGTAAGCCGGGGACGCTCACCATCACCAGCCGGGACGCGAACAACGCTGTCACCGCGTACAACATCACTTACGGTTCGCCGGTCATCAAGACCTTCACGCAGCCGACCATCACCCGGAACGCTGCCGGCGCGGCGACCAACGTACCTCAGATTGTGGTGAGCTAACTATGGGAAGCATCCTTGACGCACCTGTAACCCCGGCCAGCATCGGCGCTGCACGCGCCACCCGTGTCGCCGCAGCGCCTTCCGACGTGACCTCGCTGGGCCGCTACGAACCGAACCGGCAGGGCTACAACCTGCAACCCGCAGCGACCCGCAGGCTCCGGGCGAAGCTCGCACAGGCCAAGGCCGGTACCGGGCTCTGCAAGATCGCAGTGGGGGGTAACTCCATCACCGCCGGGCAGTCCGTGAACTTCGGCACCCAGGCATGGCCGGTAGTCCTCCGTGACTTCCTCGCTGCCAAGGGCTACACGAAGACCGGGACCGGCGTGGTCTATTGCTCCAACTCACAGGCAGGCACGGACAGCCGCTGGGCGTTCAGTTCGGGCTGGTTCAACTACGTACCGTCCAACATCAAAACCCCGGCCAAGGCGCACAACGCCAACGGTGCCACTGCGACATTCACCAGCGACCAGACAGGGACTGTGGCGAGCGTCTACTACGCCAACAACTCGGGCACCTTCACCGTCTCTATCGACGGCGGCGCGGCAGTAGCGGTGACGCCTACCGGATCCAGCACCACCACGGGCGTCTACACTGTCACAGGACTCAGCAACGCCACACACACGGTCGTTGTTACCCTGACCAGCACCAGTTACGTCTACCTGATCGGCGCGGAGGTGCGCGGCACCACGGGTGTCACCGTCACGGGCTGCGGGATCGGCGGGGCGACCTCCACGGATTTCGTAACGACCAACAACGCGGGCGGACGCAAGGCCGTCCTCGCCTGGACGCCCGATGTTGTCCTGATCGACCTGCTCACCAACGACGCGAACACCCTGACGAACATCTCGGTGGCAACGTCCAAGGCGAACATCCAGACGCTTATCACGGAATACTCAGCAGCGTCGGACGTGATCCTGGTGGCCAGCATCCCCGGCTATGACAACACGGCCGCAGCGCCGGTCGCCTTCACCGCCTACAGGCAGGCGCTCTACGACCTCGCAGACAGCAACAACCTGCCCGTTCTGGACCTGTATGACAGGTGGGGAACCTACGCCAGCGCCAACGCCTTGGGTCTCATGACGGACAGTCTGCACCCGAACGCGGCAGGGTATGCGGACATCGCCGCCGCGGCAAGCGCGCTACTGGCACCCTAGGGGTTGTAAAAGCTGGCGCACTTGTTGCACATCGGTTCGGAGCCGTCGTGCTGACAAACGATGGCTCCGAACTTGGAGTCGATCTGGTCCCGCTCATAGAAGCGGCGGATACGCTCAAAGGCCTTGCGAAATGTCGTCCCCATGCGGCAAGTATAGGCGGCCAGTCAGAATCTGTTCCTCAGAGTGGCCTCGATTTGGCCATGGAGAGTTTCCGCATAGGTTGCGGTCAGATGGTTTCCATCGCGGTAAACCATCACGCCACCGATAACCGCCGGGCACGATGATTCAGGGCAGATACCATCGGTCAGGTCCATAACCGATACACCGGATAGATCCTTTGCTGCGGCAACCTCGGGCGGATTCTCCGGAAGAACGTCCTTTTTGAGGACAGCGCATTTGGTCAACGTCTTTTCGTTCTTGGCGACACAGTCCGGAACGAGAATCCGCGGGCTCGGAGCGTCGCGGACCGTGATGACCGGAACCTTCGCGTCGATGAACGGCTTCCATGCTGCTCGGAGGCCGGAAGCGATCAGCTCGTCACTAGCCGCAGGGTCGCCGCCTCGGCCAATCTCCGTCGCTGTGTACTTAGACATTGCGGTTACGAGGGCAGTCGGCGGCTGAGCCAGAAGCTTCTTGCTCACGGCGTCCCCCCAAGTACGGCACTTCTCAAAAGGCCGTTCATCCAGCAGGATGCTGGTCGTCGTGAACGGGCACTGCGCCTTGGCGTAGACATCCACGCGCCATTTCTTGTCCACCGCCATCTTCGCGAATCCAGGCGCCAACATCTCTGCGTGCGAATCCCCAACCAATGCCACTACCGTCTTGGATTTAGGGTCACCGAACGTGCACGCCACCACCTCGACCGAATCATTGGGTTGGAGGCACGCATTCGGCAGATCCTTCGGCGCGGCGATGGCCGTTGGTGTGATGCTAGCGAATGAGTCTTTAGGTGTGCCTTGCGACTTGTCCTTGAGCAAGACCTCGGCGCCGATGGCAACCGCATCGGCCGCGGTCCCGGCGACAGGGGTAGGCGTGAATTTTACGGCTGAGGGCGGGGCGGTCACGGGTGTGGCCACCACGAGCATCACGGCGCAGGCCATACCCGTTAGCGTCAGGACGATTCCGATACCAATAGCTTCCGCGCTGGTCTTGAGCTTGATATACGCCTGTAGAGGGTTCTCGATGAACCGCTGGCTCAGCCAAGCAGGCAGCACTGCCAGCGCCACTACCACCAACCCGGCCCACATACCCAGCTCGCCATAGGCAGAAGCGGCGATGATGAGCAGGGGCCAGTGCCAAAGGTAGAGGGAGTACGACAGTCCGCCAACGAAAGTCATCGGGCGCAGCCCGAGGACGGCGACAGGCCCGCCGACGCCAGCACTAGTGCCAGCCCAGATCACCGCAGCAGCGCCGAGTGTGGGTAGTAGAGCCGAGTAACCGGGGAAATGCGTTGCCGCAGTGAAGGTCGCTCCCGCGACGGCAATGGCGACCAGCCCCAGCCATCCAACCACTCGGGACGCAACGGCGGGGATGTGTGCTCCGCGGGCGACCAGGATCGCCAGCCCGGCCCCGATGGCAAGTTCCCATAGCCGTGTGGTCGTAACGAAGTAAGCCGCTCCTGGATTTGCCTCTGTGAGGTAGATCGACCACGCCAGTGAAGGCACGAGAACCAGCCCCATGGCAACGAGGAACGCATTGTTGCGGCTCCGGTGGAGCTTCCCCGCAAGGAACGCTACACCGGCTAGAAGCGCGGGCCAGAAGATATAGAACTGTTCCTCCACCGCGAGGGACCAAAAGTGTTGCACAGGGCTGGGCGCCGACGCCTTGGCCAGGTAGTCCACCGCGTCGCCCGCGAAGATCCAGTTCACAACGTAAAGGGAGCTCGCTGCGACATCAGTGCCCACCTTGGCCCACTGAGTTTGCGGAAGGATAAGCCACGCCAGAACTAGGGTGCCGAGCAGCGCTAGCGTTGCGGCTGGCAGGATGCGGGCGACACGTCGGGCGTAGAATCCGCTGATCGATAGCCGTCCCTTGCGGGACATCTCGCGGACGATGCCGCCAGTGATGAGAAATCCGGAGATCACGAAGAACACGTCCACACCGACGAATCCGCCCGGCAGCCAGGGCACTCCGGCGTGGTAAAGGACGACCAGCCCAACGGCGACTGCTCGCAGTCCTTGGATGTCGGCGCGGAAAGCCGATTGCTTTCCATCTGCTGGTGTCGAGGCACGCCTAGTGCCCGTCATGGTTGCTGCCACGGAATTCCCCCTATTGAGACCTGGCGTCATTCTATCTGCCAGATAAGACCGGTTAAGTTCCCCATCAGCGAAAGCCCCCACTCTCTTTATGAGGGTGGGGGCTTTTTGTCGTACCCGGGGATTAGTCTGAGAGAGCACTACCAAAAACGACGGCGGCCCCGCCAGTGCTGTAACACCGACAGGGCCTATGCCGTCACCATCCACCTATCAGAGCAACATGGAGACGACGTGCATAACACTACGCTCATTGGCGTACCCACGACCCGTATTACGACCCCTGCCGAACTCGCGGCGGCCGGCTACCTTGCCCGGTACCGCGGCGGCACCCGCGAGACCTACAAGGTGTCCCTGAAGCTGCTGTTCAACTGGTGCGCCGGCCTCGGCGTGGACCCGCTGGAGGGCATGCGGCGGCCGGTGCTGGAACTCTTCGCCCGCTACCTCGAGGACGAGCGGCACAACTCTCCCGCAACCGTGGCCCACCACCTGTCCATCGTCCGCGGCTTCTACTCCTTCGCGGAGATCGACGGCTACATCGACCGGTCCCCCGCCGCGCACATCCGGATGCCCCGCGTCTACCAGGACGAGTCCAAAACCCTGGGGCTGGACCGGATGGAGCTCGGCGCCCTGATCCAGACCGCCCGCGCATCCTCACCGTCCGACGCTGCCCTCGTGACCCTGATGGGCATGCTCGGCCTCCGCGTATCGGAAGCGTGCAGCGTGAAGATCGAGGACTACCAGGAGATCGAGCGCGGCCACCGCGTCCTCCGGATCGTAGGCAAGGGCGGGAAGCCGGCCGCCATCCCGCTGCCCGTGCCCGTCCTCCGCGCTCTGGACGCCGCTGCCGGGGAGCGCACGTCCGGGCCGCTGCTGCTCCGCAACAAGTCCGGCGAGCCGGTAAACCGGAAGTCCGCGGCCCTCACCATCACACGGCTGTGCAAGAAGGCTGGCATCAAGAAGAACGTCACCCCGCACGGGCTCCGGCACAGCTTCGTTACGGCCGCCCTGGATGCCGGTGTGCCGCTCCGCGATGTGCAGGTGGCCGCCCGGCACTCGGACCCGCGCATCACGGCCCGCTACGACCGCGCCCGGCACAACCACGACAGGCACGCCTCCCACGTAGTAGCGGCGTTCCTCGCCGGCGCCGCCTGAGTTTGATCACGAAGCCTACCAGCGAGTAAGTTCTACTCGGCCGGTTCGGGCTTTCCCCCAAGGACCCGAGACGTAGCCAACGGCGGCCCTGCACCTATTCCCCCGAAGTCGTGCAGGGCTGCCCCTCTTGGGTAGGTGGATCCTGTGGGACTCTTCGACACACCAATCAAGTTCGTACTGCATGGCGCTGAGTACGAGCATGCTGACCTGCGGCCGGAGCTGGCCCCTGGGAGCGTGCGCAGGTTCGTCTACGGCGGCGAGCCCAAGGTAATCGCCCAAGTCCCCCTAGTGGCCGGCGGGACCGTTGAGGTCCACGGGTACGCCACCCACTACTCCCAAGAATGGGTCAGCGTTGAGTGGACTGACGACGTCTTCTCACACTGCACCTGCTGGGTACCGGCGGCCGACGTCCGGCGCCCGCGGGAAGAATCCGAGTGGCACGGCCGCTACGTGCAGTTCTGACGGGACACGTCTGAAAACGTCCCCCCAATGGGGGGATGCTCAGTCGAATCACCCCCAATCAAGCGGTTTCTGCGGTTTCGATAATCCGGCGCTGATGGGTCTATTTCCCTTTATTTGCAATGCGAAAGCGCTTCCTGACATGCTCCTGTTGATGGGGTTCAAATCCCCCCGTCTCCGCCCGCGGATGCCCGGTAACTCAAGGAAGTTGCCGGGCATCCCCCCAAATTCCTCGAAAATCCCCCCACGACATGTTAAAGTCGGCTCATTAAATCCCCCGAATCGTTGAGTTCCTGAGGATTTATCCGACGCCGGGGATATCCGCCAAAACCCCCGGACACACTTTCTGAGGGGGACAGATGGCAAGCACAACCACCGAGCACACCCAGGGCGAAGACTGCGGCAAGTGCCGAGAGGTGCTAGACGAAGAGTTCTGCTACGTCTGCGAGTACCGCAGTTGCGAACGCGGCGAGGATTGCAAGGACGCCGCATGAGCGCCCGCGATGAACTGACGACGCTGATCCTCGGCAAGACCGCTCCCCGCGCCGCTGACGCGATACTCGCCGCCGGGTACACCAAGCCACGGCAGATTGAGAACGTGGAAGAGCTCGACGCGCTGCCGGTCAGGAGCGTCATCCTAGACAACTACAGCGACACATGCAGGAAGAACCGCTACGGCCGCTGGGAATCCCTCGACGAGCCTGACCAGACGTGGGACGGGCTGGGCATGACAGGCTCACTCCCCGCGGTTCTCCTGCATGAACCCGAGGCAGACGCGTGAGCGCCCGGGTAGAAGCCGCGGCGAAGGCAATCCACAAGCATGACGCACTTGAGGGCATCACCACTCGCTACGCCCCGACCGAGATCCATAAGGCTGAGGCCGCCGCCGCCCTCGCCGCAGCCGATGCATTCATGTTCGATAATGCGGCAGTCGAACGGGCAGCCATAATTCTTGCGAGCTCCGAGGGATGGGACATGAACTCATTCGCAGATGAGGCTGCACGTAAAGCTTGGCTCGAAAAGCGCTACGCCGGGATCACCCGCGCCATGATCGCCGCGCTCAAAGGAGACGAAGCGTGAAGTGCCGCAACTGCGAGCAGCAGCTAGCCGTCGGGGAGTTCGCGTCCCAATCCATCATGTTCGCCGGCAAGGTACTGACCACCGTTGAGCACCAGGACGGGACAGTGTACTGCGGCCACCCGTTCCAGCCGTGGGACAAACGCACCGCCCAGCTACCCGAAGGACACGACAAATGACCATCACCGACTTCCTACTGGCGCGCATAGCGGAGGATGAGGCCGCGTTGGAGCGCACGGGCCCGTTCCCGCATTCCACCCATGGCCGAGACCTCGTCGGCACCTACCGGGCGGACTGCCCCGATTGCATCGGCGTCCCGTCCCGGAAGCGCGTCCTGGCTGAGTGCGCGGCGAAGCGGGCGATCGTGAGCGAATGCAGACCCGGCACCTTGGACGACCTTGACAGCGGCGAAGATGCCCAGCCCGCGCCCATGTGGGTAGCTCGCGCACTGGCTGCCGTCTATGCCGACCACCCGGACTACCGGCAGGAGTGGGCAGTATGAGCTGGACCAGCGAGAACTACCAGAAGGTGCGCGAGCACCTTCGGCCGGAGGACGCTTCAGTTTTTGACCAGATGCAGAGCAGCGGCATCCGACTGCTCGAAGCCGCAGAGGTCCACGGGCGGTCTACCGCATGGCTCAGCCGGGCGTGGTCACGGGCCTGCGCGGCGGCTGGCGTCCAAAGGGCTCCAATCCACACACTCAGGCTCGACTATGCGCGGGCTAAGTTCGAGCGCAACAAGGGGGCCACACATGGCGACGATTGAGGCGCGGAAGAACGCATCGGGCCGGGTCACCAGTTACCGCGTGGAGTGGTACGACAAAGGCCAGCGCCATCGGCAAACCCTCCCCACCGAGGTAGCCGCCATCCAGTGGAAGGCGCTGCTCGAGGCGGTCAAGCACGACACCCAGGCAGCGCAGACGGCCCTGCTCCGTCAGGTATCCCGTTCACCCTCGTTCGAGGAAGTCGCCCACGGCCACATCGAACGCCTCATCAACGTACGCGAGTACACGATCAAGCGGTACCGCGGCTACATCAAGAACCACTTCGGCAGCCTCGCACACCTGCCAGTGGACCAGATCAAAGAAGACGACCTGATTCACTGGATCAAAGCCATGGTCAAAAAGGGTTGCTCCCCGAAGACCATTGCCAACGTCCACGGCTTCATCCACGCCGCCATGAACTCTGCCGTCCGCCGCGGTCTCCGCACAGACAACCCCTGCAACGGCCGGCTGCTGCCCAAGGACGATGCGACCGAAGACAAAGCAATGTTCCTCACCATGGAGCAGATGAACGCCATCATCGACCAAGCCGACGAATGGCACCGGCCTATGTGGCGGCTGCTCATCGGATCCGGGCTGAGGCTCGGGGAAGCAACCGCGCTCCTGGCGTCAGACTTCCAGCTGGACGCCGCGACGCCATCAGTCCGCATCATGAAAGCCTGGCAGGAAATGGAAGACGGCTGGGCAGTCGGGGCACCCAAGACCAAGAAGGCGCGCCGCACCGTGGCCCTCGCACCATCCACCGTCACCGCCATCCGGGAACGAGTAGAGGCCGCACCCAAAGGCAAGCCCGTGTTCTCCATCTCCCCCGGGACGACCGTCTACCCACAGCACCGGCAATGGCTCGACGCCTGGTACGCCGCGCTCAAAGCATCGAAGCTCGAACTGGACCAGCGGCCCAGGATCCACGACATCAGGCACTCACACGCCTCCATGATGATCGCCGGCGGCATGAACCTATTCGAGCTCGCCAACAGGCTCGGCCACGAGTCGATCACCACCACCACCAACACATACGGCCACCTCGTACCCGACGCCCACTTCAGGGCGGCCGCCATGGTCGAACAAGCACTGCAAGGCGTCATCGAGAACTGACAACACAAAGAGGCCCCCGCTGTCACCACGACGGCGGGGGCCTCTTTTTTGTGGTCTAGTGGGCTCGCATGGCCCGAACTGCCGAGGTCAGCAGCCGAAGCAAATCCTCATCTAGGACTTTGCAGATTGCTTCAAGATCGTTCGCTGAAAAACTTGCCTCGCCGCGCAGCCTCTTAGACATGTAGCTCTGGGATCGATCGATCAACCGGGCAAGCTGAGCCCCGCTCTTCCGATGCCGCGTCAAAGCCAGACGCACCTCATCTGCTACGGCGCGTGCGAACGCGCCAGGCTCTGGCTCTTTTCCTGCGGGCATGATCGCCATTGTAAGCACTCCTATAGGGCAAACTACCCCTTGACCAGCAGTTATACCGCAAGTGCGCATAACGAGTCTATATAAGGCGACGGAAGCCTACTGATTAGTAGGAAACGGGATTAAGCTATCGAGTCTATTTAGGGTAATCTGGCCGCGGATTCCGGCCCAAAAAGTAACCGCGCCCCCGTTGTCGGGGACGCGGTGTACTGTATCGGAATCGAACATACTTTCGAAGGAAAAATGCTGGGGGCAGCCGACGTGCACAACAACTACATCCACATCGCCACCATGACCATTGGGGACCTCTTCACCCTGGCCGCGGCCCGAGGCCTTATGCCCTCCGAGCTCCTGGACGGGCGATTCTGGCTTCGGCGCGCTGCATCAGCAGACGAGGACTAAGGTCGAATGCGGCGGCGATATCGAAGAGGGTTGTGACCGGCATGGTGCGCTGGTTCTTCAGGTACTTGGTCATCGTCACCGGGTGGATGCCCACTCGCTCGGCCAGCGTCTTCTGATCCATGCCTCGCTCTACAAGCTCGACCTTGATCTGAGTTGAGAGAGCCTCTTCTAAACCCTCGAATGCGTTAGTCATGTGGCTAGCTTATGTTCATTCGGACACGGTTTGCAATAGATCGACTAATTGGGTAAGTCGTTTGGGTACTCGAATGACACGGATGCAATTACTTGTTTTAGGGGTTGCGCTTAGTCGGACGACTAAGCTACGGTTAGTCACATGGCTAAGACAAACGCTGGGAAGCAGCCTCGACACGTAAACGAAATCGACCTCATCAACCAGGTACTCGCAGACAAGGGAGTCAGCAAAAACTCCCTCGCAGACCAAACCAACATCCCCTACAAGACGCTCTGCAGACGACTTGAAGGCGACGGACTCCTGACCCTCATCGAACTCCGCAAGATCGCCGCCGCTCTCGAAGTATCACCCTCCGACATCCACCCCGACGAACTCACCGTACAACGACAGGCAGCCGCCTAGTCATGGCCCGCATATCAGAGTCCTACGCAACGACGCAGGACATGGCCGCCAAGTACCGGATCGGAGACGACACCGTACGCAGGAAAGCCCAGACGGGCGAATGGCCCTGCGACAGAATCGGCAGACTCTACCGATTCTCCCCATCACAGCAAGACGAAATCGCACAGATCGTAGCCGGCACCAAGTCCGGCGGATACGACAAAGACCGCATCGCAGCAGCACTCCGCAAACTCTCCGCATAGCAATACCTTCAGCCGCAGCGCATGGCGCCGGCACCCCGCCCCAAGTCCGGGCAACCTCTCACTGAATCAACCACCACTCTCGTGTTCCTTGCGAGAAGAAGGGGCTTATTTGTCATGCCCAAAAACACCGATTACCTGTCCATGCTCGCCACCTACAACAACGAAAACGGCATCACCGCCACGTTCTCTGAGATGAAAAAGACCGCCCGCCGGATGCAGAAGCATCACGAATCCATGCCGGACGGATGGCGCCTCACTGTTGAGGACTATTTCCGCCAGGTCTCCGACCCGACCGGGGAAGAGGCTACGGACAACGTCATGAACGAACGCGCCAAGCAGAACAAGGCGAACGCGGCAAGGAGGCTGGCCGCATGACGCAGGCGATGGCGCTCGAAGATACCGACTGGCACGAAGACGCCGTGGCCACCATCCTCGGCCTGGCAAACAAGAACCTCATGTTCACCGCCGACGACCTGGTCCGGGAGATGCGGAAACCTCCCCACCCGAACATGACGGGCGCCGCATTCACCGCTGCCCGGACGCTCGGCTACATCCGATCCGTCGGCTACCAGCAATCCACTACCAAGTCCCGAAACAAGGGCGTCATCCGAGTCTGGACGCGCTGCACCGAGAGGAAATCATGATCCAGCTTGCAAGCTTCGGCGTCCTGCTTTGCATCATCCTCGCGGCCGGATTCGCCGCGTACCTGCCGCTGGCAAGGGCCCACGATGCACATCTGCTGCATAAGCCCGGCGAATGCATCGACTGTGACGACGACCGGCCGGACGTCAGCTGGCTATGAACAGCGACTGGTTACTCGAAGAGCCCGACGACACCGACCACGACGAACTGGCCGACCTGGCCAACACCCGCGCCGAAGACGACGCGGACGCACACCGCAAGGGGGAGCAATGAGCACCAAAGCCCGAATCAAACAGATCTTGAACGACTGCTGCGCCGGGAACGCAAGCCTAGCAACAGACATCCTGCACACAGAGTTCGTCATCATTGACCGCGGCGATCTGCCAGATGTGAAGCATGGCATCCAGGAAGACATGTACTACGCGGACGGCCAGAACATCATCTACACCAGCCTTGAGAACGCCCGCACTTGGGTACTCCGAGACGTTGCCGTCTGGCAATTCATGGAACACGCCGGTGAGCGTGCCGCTGAGAAGCTCCGTGCACGCCTCGACGAGCTGGCCGCAGAGTTCACGGCCGTCAACAGCTACAGCGGGCAGATGCCCTACACGCAGAAGCTAATCGATCGAATCATCGAACTTGAGGGCCAGTCATGAGAAGCAAGAACAGCGCGGAATCGTGGATGGCCCAGTGCCTCCGCGACGAAGCCAACCAACTGGCCATCGCAGTCCGGATGCTCGAATGGCAGGCCGGATACTCGACGGGCGTGGCTGAAGCGCAGGTGGCAGCATGAGCGCCGGGTTTGCTTCCGAGCGGACTGTCACCGCCAAGAAGGAACACCAGTGCGGGGAATGCTGGCGAACCATCGACAAAGGCGAGACGTACGAGCGCCTGGCTGGCAAGTGGGAAGGCGACTTCTGGGATATGAAGTCCTGCACCCACTGCTCGGCATTCCGAAAGATCATCGACGCCGTAGACAACGACTTCTGGGAAGGCGCGTACGGCGGCATCCACGCATGGGTGGACGACATCGGATCTTCCCCCGCCGAGCTCGCCTACTGGCACAGCAAAGGCAAGTACAGCGCGCTCTCCCTGTACCGCTGGTCCACATGGTTCGGCGGCCAATGGCGGAACCACGATGGCGATCTTCGCGCCGTCCCCCAGCTGGAGGCCAAGCCGTGACCGCGCACAACCCCGTCGAAGTCACGGGGAACATCATCGTCCACCACCCCACCCGGCCCACCCAACAAGGCGGCAACAAATGAAAGCGCCCGAGTACTACCCGCGCATCCCGGCTTGCCCTGAGCAGTCAGGCTGGGGCTTTGCCCGTGACGACTGGTTTGATGACCGCGCCGCCGAACGCAAGCTGATCCAGCAGAAGCGCCTCACGGACGCCGAACTCGCCGCCGAGGTGCATGCGGCAAACTCCGCCGCATGGCGGGCGCACAGCACTAAAGGTGGGGGCCTACCACTGCTGGAAGACCGCTTCGAAACCTTGTACCGCTTCGCCGCCCTCCCGCACTATGACGAGGCTGCATCGTGAGGGGCTGGTTCCGGTCACTGCGCTGGCGCCGTCCGTCTCCCCCACCTGTGACGTCCAAACCCTCTCCGGGCGAGGCAATCATCATCAGCAAGTCAGGGCACACGGAAGAGTCCTGGGCCCGGCTCACTGACCTGCAACGGGCGGATATCAGATGGAGGATCGGCGCATGAGCCCCACGATGGCACTATCCCTGGCACTGTCCGTTCCGGAGACGCCCGAGAACTACAGAGTGTTGCGCGAGCTCGTCTCGGTCCTTCAGGCCCTCGTCAACCGCGAAGAAGACTCCGACGACTGAGGCGAACCACCTAACCGAGAGGGGGCAGCGTTGCTCCAAGACGACAAAGGCCGACCCATCCCATACGTCGGCACCGGATACGAATCGCTCTGGCACAGACCGATCAACCGGTACCCGGGCTGCAGCTGTCCACCATGGCGATACCACCCCGCCCACCCAAAACCTACCAACCCGGAATGCGAGCAACACGGCATGAGCCAAACATCCCAGCCGCCACGACGCGACCTCTACGAGATCGAGCAAGAAACCAAAGCCGCCAGTGAGCGGCTTTTTTCATGCCCAGACAAGGACGACGAATGACCTACGCGCCCGGAGTGTACGCCGGCATCACCAACAAGGACTACCACGCGGATCCGGCGCTTGGCAGTACGTCCCTGAAGACGCTCGCGTTGCGGACGCCCGCCCATTGGAAGTGGGAGCGCGAGAACCCGGTCCACAAGGACGCCTTTGACATCGGCACCGCGGCGCACAGCCTCATCCTCGAGGACGACGATTCGCAACTGGTCCTTGTGGAAGCCAACGACTGGAAGACCAAGGCCGCCCAGGCGGAAAAGGCGAAGGCGCGCAGCGAGGGAAAGATCGCCCTGCTGCCCAAGGAGCTCGCGCAGGTCAAGGCGATGCGCGACTCGGCAATGGCCCACCCTTTGGCCCGCAACGCCTTCACCAACCACCGGGCAGAAGAGTCCGTGTTCTGGGAAGAGGACGGGCAGATGTTCAAATGCCGGCCCGACGCCTGGAAGCAAGGCCTCGTCGTAGACCTGAAGACCAGCGCCGACGCCGACCCTAACGAGTTCGGCAAGGTCGCCTTCAACTTCGGCTATTTCATGAGCGCCCCGCACTACGTCGACGGGATCAAAAAGGTAACCGGGGAGGACGTGAAGTTCGCGTTCGTGAATGTCGAAAAGTCCCCGCCCTATCTCGTCAGCGTCACCGAGCTGACCGAGTCGGACATGAACCGCGGCCGCTACCAACTCGACCGCGCAAAGCGGATCTACCGGGAGTGCGTGGCCTCTGGCAACTGGCCAGGCTACCCCGCCTTCACCACCGTATCCATGCCCACCTGGGCCCAGAACAACCTAGACGAAATGGAATTCACTGATGCCTAACGAAGTCGCACTACTCGGCGCCAACAGCGCCCTCGCCGTCCACGGCGAACAGACGTTCTGGACGCCCCAGCAAATCACCGTCCTCAAGTCGCTCGGCCTCGAAGATGCAACCGAGTCCGACCTCGGACTGTTCTTCCACCAGTGCACCCGTACCGGTCTCGACCCGTTCGCAAAACAGATCTACATGATCGGCCGCAAGGCCAAGGAGAACGGCCAATTCGTCACCAAGTACACGATCCAGACGGGCATCGACGGTTACCGGCTCATCGCCCGCCGCGCAGCCGACCGCACCGGCCACAAGTACGGCATCGAGGAAACTCTCTGGTGCGGCGAGGACGGCACCTGGTGCGACGTGTGGCTGGGCAAGCAGCCTCCGGCGGCCGCCAAAGTCACCGTTTCCCGGGACGGCGAGACATTCACCGCGGTTGCCACCTACAACGAGTACGTGCAGCTCGCCAAGGACTACAGCACGGGCGAGATGGGCCCGAACAGCATGTGGAAGAAGATGGCCGCCAACCAGCTGTCCAAGTGCGCCGAAGCGGCCGCTCTCCGCAAGGCCTTCCCGCAGGACCTGTCCGGCATCTACGTGGACGCCGAGATGCACCAGGCCGACAACCCTGCACCGGAACGCCCGGCATCCCCAACCCTCCGCCTGCTTCAGGAGGAAACGGTGCAGGACCTCGGCGAGCACCGCGACTGGCGAGCGGAAGCGGACAAGGACGCCGGCAACGTCCCGGCGCTCCAGGCCATCTACGTCGCCGCCGAACAATCCGGCGCCGACGCGGAAACCCTCGAATACATCAAGAGCAAGGCAGGAGCCAACGCATGACCATCGAGTTCAAGGAGTGGCCGAAAACCCCTCGGCTACTCCGCAACATCACCATCACCGAAAAGATCGACGGCACCAACGCCGCCATCGGGATTGTTCCGACGGAGAAGGTAGAAGCCGGCGACCCTGCCATCATCGCGGAAGTCGTTAGTGACACCGGCGAAGACTTCGTCGTCTACGCGCAATCCCGCACCCGCCTCATCACCCCCGGCAAGTCCACCGACAACTACGGGTTTGCGGGATGGGTGGAGCGGAACGCAGCCGAACTCGTAAAGCTCCTGGGCGAAGGCCTTCACTACGGCGAGTGGTGGGGCAACGGCATCCAGCGCGGCTACGGAATGGCTGAGAAGTGGTTCTCTCTGTTCAACACCGACCGCTACCAAGGGATCAGCGAACAGACCGCGCTGAACATCGCCGCCGTGCCCGTCCTCTACCGCGGACCCAACGACACCGAGGCCATCAACCTAGCAATGACCCAGCTGCGCGAATGGGGATCAGTAGCCGCGCCCGGATTCATCAAACCCGAAGGCGTCTGCGTCTTCCAACACGCATCCCGAACGATCGGGAAGGTCACCCTCGACAAGAACGATGCCGGCAAGTGGGAAGCAGAAACGAAGGAATCAGCAGCATGAGCAGAATCGTCCGACTCGAATCCACCAACTACAAGCGCCTCAAAGCGGTACTGATCGAACCGGACAAGGACGGCAACCTTGTCATCGTGGCCGGGAAAAACGGCCAGGGCAAGACGTCCGTTCTCGACAGCATCACCGCGGCCCTCGGGGGCGCCAACGCTAAGACCACACCGAAGCCGATCCGCGACGGCGAGGACCGCGCCGAGATCGTCCTCGAAACGGAAGACCTGATCGTTACCCGCCGCTTCACCGCATCGGGTTCCACACTGACGGTCAAGTCCCCGGACGGCGCTGTGTACCCCAAGGGCCAGGCCAAGCTCGATGACCTGCTGGGCAAACTCTCCCTTGACCCGCTGGCCTTCACGCAGCTCGATGACAGGGCCCAGCTGAAGACCTTGCTCGCGCTGGTAGATCTCCCGTTCGATCCCGCCGAGCTCGAGCGTGAACGTGCGGACGCCTTCGCCGAGCGCACAGCCGTCAATCGCGACCTGAAGAACGCGAAGGCTGCCCTCGACGCCATCCCAGTAACCAAGGAGATGGCCGACCTCGAACCGGTAAGCGTCACCGACCTACTCGCCCAGTACCGGGCCGGCCAAGAACTCAACGACCGGATCGCCGAAGCTGACCGGGCAGTCATCGCTTGGCAGGCCAAGGTCGACCGGCTCACGGCAGAACTCGCGGAGGCCCAGGAAGCCCTTGCCAACGCTTCCGACTACTCCGCCAAAGCACCTGACCCCGTTGACCTCGAAGCCATTCAAGGCAAGATCGACAACGCGGAGCAGATCAATGCCGACGTCCGGACCTTCGAGTCGTGGAAGACGGCGAGCGACGAGGTCAACGAACTTCAGGGCGAGGCCGCCGAACTGACCGAGAAGCTCGAAGCCATCGACAAGCAGAAGGCTGACGGTCTCGCCGCGGCCAAGTTCCCGATCGACGGGCTTGGCTTTGACGAGTCCGGCGTGACCTACAACGGTGTGCCGTTCAAGCAGGCATCGAGTGCCGAGCAGCTGCGCGTCTCGCTGGCCATGGCCATCGCACTCAACCCCAAGCTCCGCGTCATCCGCATCGCAGACGGATCACTGCTCGACACCGACAACCTGGCGCTGGTCGAATCCATCGCCCGAGAGAACGACTACCAAGTCTGGATCGAAATGGTAGGCGACGCCGACGGCCGCGGCATCGTCATCGAAGACGGAGGAATCAAAGAATGAGCGACGAAACGTACGTCACTATCAAGGGCAGGCTGACGGCGGATCCGGAACTCCGGTACGCGACGTCTGGATCGGCGGTCTCAAACTTCACCGTTGCCACCCGGGCGCGACGGTTCGACAAGAACACCAATGAGTGGAAAGACCAGCCCACCAAGTTCTGGCGCTGTGCCGCATGGGACCAAGGGAAGCTCGTCCGGGCCCAGAACATCGCCAACCTCCTGAAGAAGTCAGACAACGTCATCGTTTACGGCGAACTGACCACCCGCGAGTACGAGAAAGACGGCCAGACCCATAAGGCCGACGAGATCCGCGTCGAGTCCATCGGCAAAGACCTCACCTTCCACGGCCAGGCATACGCCGCCAATGAGCAGCAGGCCGCGCAGCAGGATCAAGGCTGGGGCGGCCAGCAGGCCGGAGGCTGGGGCGACCCGCCCACCACTGACCAAGGCGGCTGGGGCAACAGCTCCGGCGCCACCTACTAACCAAGGAGCATTCATGAAAGACGCCGTCAAAGTCGCATCGGCGGTCCTCGCCGTCATCCTCGGCATCGCCTTACTCGTTTGGGCAGGATTCGCCGTCAGCGTTCTACTGTCCGGACCCAAGGGCCAGGGTGACGCCATCAAGCAGAAGAACAGCGCGCAGAACTGGACCACTGCGCAAGCCCGCTTCGAGAAGCAATACCAATCGGTGATCAGTGCGGACGAGAAGATCGCCGTGGCCACCGAATCATTGGCAGCCAAGCCCGACGACCTTACCCTCCAGCAGACACTCGCCGGCATCAAGAGCGCGTGCATCAGTGCAGTCGCCGACTACAACGCCGAGTCCCGCAAGTACCTGTCGGAAGAGTTCAAGTCCGCCGACCTCCCGTACCAGATCGACAAAACCAACCCAGCAACCGACTGTAAGTAGGAGACCCGCAAGATGAACTTCAAGAAGCACGCCACCACCTTTGTAGCCTCCATCGCACTCGCCAGCATCGCGCTTACGGGATGCACCCCCACCCAGCGAGACACCCGGGAAGCGGCGCAAAAGGCGGCCACCAACAAGACCGGGGACTCCCTCGAAATCCGCAACCTGAAGGCCAAGCGGGACAAAGAGGAAGACCCGAACGCGACCCGCTACGTGTACCTCATGAACTACGGCAACGTAGTTGGCTACTACGTCGTCAAAGGCAAGGTCAGTTCCAGCGGTTCCCAGATCGGCCCCGAAACGGAGATCGTGAACGGCGGCGGGAACGGCAACGTTGTCGACTCTGCGCAGGACGACGGCAGCTACGGCGACGGTGATCCTGGAATCTTCTTCTTCACCACAGACGGCGTCATGGTCGAAACGAGCCTCGACTACGTCGTATCAGACCAGCCCATGCCGATTGACGTCCCACGCCTCCGCAAGTAACCCAGGCGATCTAAACCGAAGCCGCGCACGTCGCGGCTTTTTTCATGCCCGCGGCGCCCGGACCCTCCCCCGGCCGGGCGCCGCGTCCACACGAAAGAAGCACTATGCCGAACCACGCACAGGAACTCCAGGCCCTTGAAGGCGTCGCCGTTGTCCTCTACAGCAAGCCCAAAGGATGCGTGCAGTGCGACGCCACCAAGCGGAAGCTCAAGAAGCACAACATCCACTACACCGAAGTCGACGTAACGCAGGACGAAACTGCACTCAACTTCATCAAGGGACTCGGATACTCCGCCGCGCCCGTCGTCTACGTATCGACCATCGAAGGCGACGTCCACTGGACACAGTTCGACGTGAACAAGATCGCCGAACACATCACCGAGCGAGCGGACGCCGCCTAGTGGACCCGTGCTGCTTCCTTTGCCGGGGAGCGCACGGCATCTGCCTCTCCCGCGGCCAGTGCGAGCACCACAAGCTCGCGCAGGCCCAGGACGAGGCGGATGCCCGCGCCCGCCGCACGTACCGCGACCCGACCGCCGACAGGGCGATCCGGAACGCCACCCGCAAACCCAAACCCAAGGCCGCTCCCAAGCGGCCTTTCTCATACCCGAAGGAGGACAGATGACAGCCACCCTGGACTACCAAGACTTCCTACGCGCCAAAGCCGACTTCGAAAAGTCCTACGGCCAGCCCGTCCCGGCCATGGCCGTTAACCCCATCCTCAAAGAGCACCAGCGGGACATCGTTCGCTGGTGCGTCGAAGGCGGCCGCCGCGCCATCTTCGCCGCGTTTGGCCTCGGCAAGTCGATAATGCAGCTGGAGACACTGCGTCTCACCCTCGCCCACGCCGGCGGCCGGGCCCTGATCATCGCCCCGCTCGGTGTCCGCGGCGAGTTCATCCGCGACGGCAAGAAGCTGGGCATCGACGTCAGGTTCATCCGCCGCGCCGACGACATCGACGGTGAAGGCATCTACGTCACGAACTACGAATCAGTCCGGGACGGGAAGCTCGACGTCAATGGCTTCACCGCCGTCTCACTGGACGAGGCCGGGGTACTCCGCAGCTTCGGTTCGAAGACGTACCAGACGTTCCTCACCTTGTTCGAGAACATCCCTTACCGGTTCGTTGCCACGGCCACACCGTCGCCGAACAAGTTCAAGGAGCTCATCCACTACGCCGGGTTCCTCGGCGTCATGGACACAGGCCAGGCGCTCACCCGGTTCTTCCAGCGAGACTCCACCCAGGCGAACAACCTGACCCTCTACCCGCACAAGCGCGATGAGTTCTTCATGTGGCTGAACTCGTGGTCGATCTTCCTCCAGAAGCCCTCCGACCTCGGGTACTCAGACGAGGGCTACGACCTGCCGCCGCTGACCGTCCGCTGGCACGAGGTACCCGTGGATCATTCCACCGCTGAGGTTGAGCGGGATGGACAGGCCCGGCTCTTCCGCGGCGGCGCGAAGGACCTGCAGGGCACGGCACGGGAGAAGCGCGACAGCCTGGCCGCCCGCGTCGAGAAGCTCATGGGAATCGTCCACGAGCACCGCGATACGGACGGCTCCCAGATCATTCTCTGGTGCGACCTCAACGACGAACAGTCCGAGATCGAGAAGGCGCTCAAGGCCGCCGGCATCACATACTCATCAGTGCACGGCTCACTCGATCCTGACGAGGCCGAACGCCGCATCGATGCTTGGCGCGACCGCGAGACATGGGCGCTAATCGGCAAACCCGTCCAGCTCGGGCAAGGCCTGAACTTCCAGCAAGCCCACACCGCGGTCTTCGCCGGCGTCACCTACAAGTTCAACGACACCTTCCAAGCCTGGCACCGCATCCAACGATTCGGGCAGACAAACCCCTGCACCATCCACATGGTCCACGCGGAATCAGAAACCGAAGTCGTCCAGTCCCTCAAGGACAAATGGACGCAGCACAAGGAGCTCACCTCCACCATGACCGACATCATCAAAAAGTACGGGCTCTCCCGGAACTCCATCACCGAAGCACTCACCCGCTCCATGGGCGTCGAACGCATCGAAGCATCCGGCGACGGCTGGACAGTCGCCAACAACGACTGTGTAGACGAAACCACCCGCCACATGGACGAGAACTCGGTGGACCTCATCGTCACGTCCATCCCCTTCAGCAACCACTACGAGTACACGCCCAGCTACAACGACTTCGGCCACACCGACGACAACGACCACTTCTGGGCCCAGATGGACTTCCTCACCCCGCAGCTACTCAAGGTGTTGAAGCCTGGCCGGATCTACGCCTGCCACGTCAAGGACCGCATCAACTTCGGTGCAGTCACCGGCGCCGGCATCCCGACCGTCTCCCCGTTCCACGCGGAGGCGCTCTTCCATGGCGTCAAGCACGGCTTCGACTACATGGGCATGATCACCGTCGTCACCGACGTCGTCCGCGAGAACAACCAGACTTACCGCCTCGGCTACACCGAGATGCGGAAGGACGGGACGAAGATGGGCGTCGGCTCCCCCGAGTACATCCTGCTATTCCATAAGCCCCAGACCGACCGGTCCAAGGGTTACGCCGACGACCGAGTAACCAAGGACGTCGAGGACTACTCGCTGGCTCGCTGGCAGGTCGACGCTCACGCGAACTGGCGGTCCAGCGGCAACCGCAACCTCACCCCAGACGAGCTCGCCGCACTGCCCGTCGAGCAGCGGTCACAACTCTTCACCGAACAGACGCTCCGCGAGGTCTACGACTACGAGTCGCACGTCAAGATCGGCGAGGCGCTGCAGGGCAAGGGCGCGCTCCCGGCCACGTTCATGTCCCTGATGCCCGGATCCTGGGCGCCGGACGTCTGGCACGACATCAACCGCATGCTGACCCTCAACGGGGAGCAGAAGCGCCGCAACATCCAGCTCCACGTCTGCCCTCTGCAATTCGATATTGTCGATCGCCTGATTGAGCGGTACTCGAATCCAGGCGAGCTTGTGTACGACCCCTTCATGGGGATCGGGACGGTTGCACTGCGGGCGCTCAAGCTGGGGAGGAAAGGCCGCGGTTCGGAGCTCAACCCTGGCTACTGGGCAGACTCTGTCAAGTACCTCGAAGCAGAAGAGCGGAGCAAATCCCTCCCGACACTCTTCGACCTCGCGGAGCTTGAGGCGTCGTGAAGTCGAAGTTCCGCGGCACTCCAGAAGAACGGTTCTGGCGAAAGGTTCCCAAGGCGGCCACCGACCAATGCTGGGAGTGGGATGGGCGCCGCGACAAGGACGGCTATGGAACTCTGCGCGTCGGCCCAACGCAGGTCCGGGCTCACCGGTTCTCTTACGAACTGCACCACGGCCCAACCGAACTGCTAGTCCGGCACCGCTGCAACAATCCGCCGTGCGTCAACCCCGCTCACCTCGTGCCAGGCACGCACGAGGACAACATGGCCGACCGCAAGGCTGCCGGGAACTACCCGGCCAAGACGCACTGCAAGCTGGGGCACCCCTACACGAAGGACAACACGTCCATCTCGCATGATGGGCGCCGTTACTGCCGCACCTGCCGGGCCCGGCGATCTCGCGAACAGCGCGAGCGTCGGGCAAGGATCCGGACCGCGTCATGAGCTACGTGTACCGGGACCCAACGCGAGCACGACGGCGCCCGGTACACGAACAAAGCCGGGCGCGGGAGGAAGCGCCACCGTCCTATCCATCAGTCCTTCCTGAAGCATCGCCGCCCAAACCTGCCCGAGAGGCATGGGGCGGCCGTCTCGGGCTTGAACTCGCAACCCTCGAAATCGAGGACTTCAACGAACGACGACGCGACATCGACATCGGACGAGACCGACTCCAAGCAGCTGCCGACGAGATCCGCGAATACAACCGCACCCGCGGTTGGAAACCACCACCCAGGAGCACAAAGAAATGAAGTTCACCATCACCGCCGACGCGCTTGCAGACGCCGCAGGATATGCCGCCAAGGCCATCAGCCCCCGCCCGCCCGTACCGGTCCTGTCCGGCCTCCTCATCGAGGCGCAGCAGGGCGGCCTTCGTATCTCCGGCTTCGACTATGAAAAGTCCGCCCGCACCCAGGTCGCAGCCGACGTCGAGACGCCCGGCAATGTCCTGCTGCAGGGCAAGATGTTCACGGACATCATCCGGAAGTTCGGCAAGAAGCCAGTCACCGTCGCAGTCGATGGGACCAAGGCCAAGCTCACGTCAGGGTCCGCAGTCTTCACCATGCACGCCATGCCCGTGGCCGAGTTCCCGCCCATGCCCGACCTCCCCGCCATCGCCGGGACAGTGGACGGTGACACCTTCGCCGCGGCCGTCAACCAGATCATCGGCGCAGCCTCCACCGACGATTCAGTTGCGATCCTCATGAATGTCCAGCTGGTCACCGAAGGCGACACGCTGACCCTTCGCTCGACCGACCGGTACCGTCTGGCCGAAGTGGAGATCCCATGGAAGTCGGCCGGCGCCGACCTGCAGATGATCCTGCCGGCAACCTGGCTGCAAGCGACCGTGAAGACCATGGCCGGGGAAGCATCGATCCTTGCATCAGACAACGTCGTAGGTATCCGCACCGGCAACCGGGCCACCACATCCAACGTCGTTGACGGCGACTACCCGAAGATCCGGGCACTGTTCCCAAGCTCGTTCGACACGGAAGTGACCGTTGACCGCGGCCAGCTCGCGGATGTCGTCGGCCGTGTCTCGCTCGTCGCCGAACGACAGACCCCCATCATGATCACAACGGCGGATGGACTGCTGACGGTCGACGCCGGGACCGGCGAGGACGCTCAGGGCAGCGAGAGTCTCCCCTGCTCCGTCACCGCCGCAGACGTCACGGTGGCCGTCAACCCGGCTTACCTCGCATGGTCACTCGCGGTGAGTCCTGCCGCTGAGGTCACTCTCGGCTTCCAAGAGAACCTCGCCAAGCCCGTCCACCTCGGCGGCGCCGAGGGCCTCCGCCACCTCATCATGCCGGTAAGGCTCCCCAAGTGAGCGGCACCCAAGAACATGCCGGGCAGGAAATGCTGCCCGGCGAGCGGCCGGAACCAGTCCTTACCTGCAACCACATCATCGAACGCGAGATCAAGGACGCCTTCACCCAGTGGGAACTGTGGACGCATTACGCCCACGAACACCGGAAGGAGTTCGAGGTCGGTGACAAGTCGGACGCTGCCATGGCCGGCATGTACCGGTACCTCATGCACCTGCAGGCCTACATCGGCGCCGCTGTAACCGTGGACCTGCTCCACACCATCCAAGGCATGGCGCCTGGTCTCGCCGACGGCATCGCCCGGCAGTTCGACTGGACCCACGACTCCGGCGAATCCGGCGAACTGCTATGGGACTGGGCAACCGAACGCGGGCTTGACCCTGAAGAACTCATTGAAGCCGCGAAAGCGGAAATCTCCAAGAAAGAAGCGTCATGAGCCTATCCCTTACCGACATGTTCTGTGGCGCCGGCGGATCATCGACTGGCGCCACAATGGTTCCGGGTATCGAAGTCCGCACTGCGATGAACCACTGGGCCCGTGCGATCGAGACGCACAACACGAACCACCCCAACACCACGCACGTCCAGGCTGATATCTCGCAGACGGACCCGCGGTACGTGGCCAACTCCGACATCCTCTGGGCATCGCCCGAGTGCACCAACCACTCGGTAGCCAAAGGGCGGAAGCGCATCACCAACCAGCCGGACCTGTTCGGCGAATCCATCGCCGACGAGGCCGCCGACCGGTCCCGCGCCACCATGTGGGACGTCCCCCGGTTCGCCGAGCACCACGACTACCGGCTCATCATCACAGAGAACGTCGTGGACGCCGCACGGTGGGTGATGTTCGACGCCTGGCTGATGGCCATGAAGTCCCTCGGCTATGAGCACCACATCGTCTACATGAACTCCATGCACGCACAGCTCGGCGGCCTGCCCGCGCCGCAGTCCCGCGACCGCATGTACGTCGTCTTCTGGAAGAAGGGCAACCGCCGCCCCGACTTCGACAAGCTCCGCCCGCAGGCATACTGCCCCGGCTGCGACAAGATGGTCACCGCCATGCAGGTCTTCAAGAAGTCCGAACGATGGGGCAGGTACAAGGCGCAGTACCGCTGGCGCTGCCCGAACACGGCATGCAAGAACCAGATCATCGAACCCGGATGGCTGCCCGCAGCGGCCGCCATCGACTGGTCACTGAAGGGGGAACGCATCGGCGACCGGTCCAAGCCCCTCGCTGACAAGACCATGGCCAGGATCCGCGCCGGACTCGAGAAGTACGGCCGCCAGCCGGTGGCCATCGACGCTGTCCGCGGCGCGCAGATCCTTTCGGCTGTCCGATCGGAGACTTTCCAGACGCAGACCACCAGCTACACCCGCGGCCTGCTCGTCCCCGTCGAAGGACGGCTGGGAAAGGAAGCCGCGCTGGCGGAACATGTCATGCGGACCCAGACCACCCGCAATGAAACCGCGCTGCTGGTGCCAGCTGGGGGAACGTGGAACGACGATGCCCGCCCCTCCACCGACCCGCTCCGTGCGCTCACCACCCGCGACGCTAATGCCCTCGTAGCCACTCCTGGGCACCACATGCTCATGGAGTACTACGGCAACGGCGGCATGCGGCACGTATCAGATGCAATCCCGACCATCCCCACAGTGGACAGGTTCGCCATGATCACGTCCATGCGCGGCACCAGCAAGGAACACCTCAACGCCGCATCCAAGCCCATCACGGAAGCCCTCGGCACCATCAGCGCCGGCGGCAACCACCACGGCCTGACCGAATGGACCGTCGCCGACATCGACGAGTGCTACTTCCGCATGCTGGAGCCCTACGAGATCAGCGCAGGCATGGCCTTCCCGAAGGACTACATCATGACCGGGAACAAGCGCGAGCAGGTCAAGCAGGCGGGCAACGCCGTATGCCCGCCAAACGCCCGCGACCTGATCACCGTCGGCGCCGAATCCCTGCAATCGTTCTGACCCGAAAGGAGAGCCATGGAGCCGGAAGATAAAGACCGGCGACTGTGGGCCAAGATCGACGTCGACTACTTCGACAACGCGAAGATCGACACTCTCTCCGACTCCGCCCAACTCCTGCACCTCGGACTCATCTTGAAGGCCAAGAAGCAGGGGAAGGGCGGAGTCATGTCGGCCAGGACGTGCAAGGCCCGCGGCGACGGGCCCTTGAAGGAGCTTGTAGATGGCGGTCTGATTCACAAGGTAGACGCCCGCACCTACCAGCTGCACGACTACGGGAAACACCAGACAGACACCGCCGAGTTGTCGGAAAAGCGAGCGAAGGTCGGCCGTCGCGGCGCCCACGTTACCAACCACGAAAAACGCCGGGTCTACGTCGAAGCCTGCGAGCACTGCCAGCAAGCGGCCGTGGACGGTGAAAGTGGGCTGAAACATGCGGAACTTGGGGCATGAATCGCCCAGTCCCGCGAGCGGCAAAAGCGGCAAACTGAGCGGCAATTGCCGCCAATTAGCCGCGGCAAAAGCCCGGCAACAGAGCGGCAGAGTTAAGAGTACCTACTTACGTAGGTAGCTCATCTCACCTTTATCAGTGGTTAAGAAAGAAGAGATTGAGACTTTTCAATCAATCGTCACCTAAGTAACGCGCAAGACCGGGACGGCTGATTGATGGAAGGAAATCCCCATGATGACGGAAAGCCAGGCCAAGGCGCTGGCCACCATGCTCCACGAGATCAGACCAAGGTGGAGCGCACCGTCGATGATGAAAGTCCTTGAACGGAACGCCAAGCATCCGGCGTCGTTCTCGGACACTGCACTAGCTGCCATCACCGCGGCCAGGGACCCTGCGGTGGAGACGCCCGGGTGCATCTTCACGGACCCAAGGTTCTGGCCCGAGGCAGCCAAGGGCCACCTGCCGAAGCCCACGCCTTGCCCTGACCATATCGGGGAAGCCGCCCACAACTGCCGATGCTGCAAAGCCGACGTCAAAGCCGGCATCCGCCCAGCCGAGATGATCGGCAAACACCACGAACCAGAAAGCGACAATGAGGACTAAGCCTTGGGCCAAGGGCCATAACCCGAGCGTCCGGCCTCTAGGGTGCAACGGCAAGCCCGGATATTCCGGGCGGAACCTGCACATCCGGCGCGGCGAACCCGTCTGCGGTAAGTGCAAGGCCGCCGTGAATCACGCCGACCGGGAACGGCGGCGCGGTCAAACCTACGGGCGCCCACCCGAACCATGCGGCACCCGGTCCGCAGCCGAGCGCCACCGAGTCAGAGGCGAACCACTCGACTTCGCATGCAAACTCGCCGAAGCCAAGTACCACGCCGACCTACGAGCAAAAACCATTGAGGCCGTCCCAACCGGGGCGGCCTCTTCCATTCCCACCGACAAGGACCAAGCAGCATGACCACCACCGACCAGACCAGTCACGTCCTCACCGACCTGCAGCAGCGCATCTTCGACATCAACGAGTCGAAGGGCTTCCACCTCGACCGGCCGAAGCCCATGCGTCCCGGATCGACGCTGACCGGCATCGCCGAACGCAACCAGCGCCTCGCGAACTGGCAGGGCAACAAGCTCATGCTTATCGTCTCCGAAGTCGCCGAAGCCCAGGACGAGATCCGCAACGGCCACTTAGCCAACGAAACCTACTACCCGGATCCGCAGCTGCCGAGTTCGCTCGTGGCAGAGGTTGGCGTGCAACGGGCCCGGGAACTAGTGGCGGAACGGGCAGACGGACTGCCGAAGAAACCCGAAGGCGTGCCGTCCGAGATCGCCGACGTCGTCATCCGATGCTTCGACTTCGCTGCCACCGAAGGGTTCGACCTCGGCGCCATCATCCTCGAGAAGATCGCCTACAACGAGACCCGCCCGTTCAAGCATGGGAAGAGCTTCTGATGGCGAGCGCGTCGCGTTGGAAGCGCATCCCTGCATTCGCACGCAAGCACCAGCTCGCATGCTTCGGGAAGCGACTCGACCCCGAGTCCTACACGCCAGGGCATGAGCTGTCCGACGAGATCAGCAAAGCCGACGTCATCACCTCGCAAGTGCGAGGCGAAGGGACGCACCGGCCCATCATCGACATCGACTTCCCCGCCGCGCTGCTCCCGTCCAGCACGGCCGGCCACTTCCATCTGTATCTCGACAAAGAGATCACGTGGGACGCCTACGAGGAACTACTCAAAGCCCTCGGCCGGGCGGGCATCCTCGAATCCGGATACGTGGCCGCCAGCATCGCCCGCGAATACACCTCAGTGCGACTCCCTTGGATCAAGAAGAAAACCCCGACTGCCGCGAAGGAGGCCCAGCTATGACCGAAGCAGTAAACCATCCCGCGCACTACGGCGGCGAGGACGACCCGTACGAGGCAATCAAGGTAATCGAGGCATGGGGCCTCGGCTTTCACCTCGGCAACACCGTCAAGTACGTCAGCCGGGCCGGTAAGAAATCCGGGCAGTCACTACTGCAAGACCTCAAGAAAGCCCGCTGGTACATCGACCGGCTCATCCAGAAGATCGAAAAAGGAGAATCAACGTGGGACGCGAACTGAAGAGGGTTCCCCTCGACTTCGAATGGCCGATCGACAAGACATGGTGGGGCTACTTCCTGCCAGAGTCGCTGCACGAGGTCCGGTGCACGGAATGCGATGGCGGCGGATACTCCAAGGAGGCCAAGCGCTTGCAGGACCGGTGGTACGGGTACGTTCCGTTCGACCCACGAGAGACCGGCTCCCAGTTCCTCCAAGCCTCAACTCCTGAAGTCCGGGCTTTCGCCGAGCGCAACGTGGCCAGCGCGCCAAGCTACTACCGATCGGGCGAAGACGCGATCGTTGAGGAAGCCCAACGCCTCGCCAACCACTGGAACGGCTCGTGGAGTCACCACCTCGCGCAGGAGGACGTTGAAGCACTGGTCGCTGACGGCCGACTCATGGACTTCACCCACACCTGGTCCAGGGAGGACGGCTGGCAGCCAAAGGACCCGGCTCCGCACGTAACGGCAGAGGAAGTCAACAAGTGGTCACTCCACGGCATGGGGCACGACAGCATCAACGCGGCGGTCGTCATTAGAGCGCACTGCGAACGTGAGGGCCTGCCGCTCCTGTGCAGCAACTGCGGCGGCCATGGAAGTACCGAAGCCCACCCTGGCCAGCGGCAAGCAGCAGACGCGTGGACGCGACAGGAACCGCCAACTGGCGAGGGGTGGCAGGTCTGGGAGACCGTCAGCGAGGGGTCACCCATCACACCGGTCTTCGCCACAGCTGAAGGCCTCATCGATCACCTCGTAACGGTCGGCGCCTGGAACAAACGCTGGAGCCGCGAGTCAGCAGAAGCCTTCGTGAAGGGGTCCGGATGGGCACCAACCGGAGCCGTCATCGGCGGCAAGCACCACACCCCGGAGGACATGCCCGCAGACCTGGCGAAGCTGGAGGCCGAATAGTGAACCCGGACTGCCGAGACGGCAAACACGACTCATGCTCCGGCGACGGCTGGGACAGTCGCCTCGACCAACCAGCGCCCTGCCCGTGCGCCTGTCGCGACCTACAGCCAGACCAGTGCAATGGCGCCGAAGAATGCGATGCCCCATGGCACTACCACGGCTGCTACAGCGACGCCGGCGCCTGCGACCGGCCTGAAGAACACACCATCGCGGCATCATCACCGCGACAACGACTCATAGGAGATCCGCGAGATGCCTAACCCGTTCCGCACCCCGAAGCCATCCAAACCGATCGCGCAGTGCACCTGCGCCGGGTGCAAGCCCGCCGAACCTGAAGCTGCCACGTCATGATCCACGTCTTCGTGCCAGGCACGCCGGTGCCGCAAGGCTCGGTGGACGTCTTCCGTGGCCGCGTCGTCTCCGTGAAGGCGCCCCTCGCGAGGTGGCGCGCAGAGATTCGGCGGGCGACCGTTGCCAAGCTCGTGGGCGACCCTATGGACGGGCCCCTGACCGTATCGCTGGTCTTCCAGCTGCAACCGCCACAGCGCCCACGCTGGCCCCTGCCAGCCGTCAAGCCCGATCTGGATAAGTTGACCCGCGCAGTCTTCGACTCCCTGTCCACCGTCAAGGACAAGAAAACCAAAGCCACCATCAGGGGCGCCATCACCGACGACGCCCGAATCGTCAGCTTCACCGCCGCCAAGACCTACCACGGCACACCCGGCGTCATGATCACTATCACCCAACAGGAGAGCCCGTGAAGCACTTCTACTACACCGAGTTCCACGAAGACGAAACCACCATCAACCTCATCAGCATCGGAATCGTGGCTGATGACGGCCGCGAATACTACGCGGTCAACGCCGACGCGGATTGGACGCGCATCGCGGACCATCCCTGGCTGATGGCCAACGTTGTCCCGCACCTGCCCCGGAGCGGTGAATGGAAACCCAAAAGCCAGATCCGGGACGAGGTACGCGACTTCCTGCTTGGCGGCGCCACCCTGCCCGAGCTCTGGGCTTGGTTCTCAGCCTATGACCATGTCGCCCTGGCACAGCTGTTCGGGACAATGATGGACCTGCCCGAAGGCGTCCCGATGTTCACCAACGACGTCCGCTCCCTCGTGGACTGGACCGGCATACGTCACTTGCCGCGGCAGGCAAGCGGCGTTCACGATGCCTTGGCGGACGCCCGGCACGTGCAGCAGATGTACACCCACATCGAATGCGAGCTCGATCAATGACGTTCTACGGCCAAGAGAATCTCAAGGTGCTTCCGCCCGAACCGCCACGGCCGATCCGGAACTTCGCGTACCGCGTCTACGACGGCGGCATCGAGCACCACATCAGCGCCCACGAAATCTACTTCTACGACGCCGGCCGCATCGGCTTCTGGAACTACACCCCAGACGGTGAACGGGCCCTCGTGCTGGGCACCAAAGCCTTCCAAGTCCGCGAAGTCGTCACCGCATGAAACTCGTAATCACCATCGAAGGCGACCCAAAGACAGGTGAAGACGACAGACTATTCGCCGCGCTCTGGAAAGCCCTCAAGAAGCATGCGACGAAGAAGACCAGGTCCCTGCGCATGGACTACGTCCGCGACCAAAGGAACCCATGACAGCCCGACGCAAACCAGGCGGCCACCCCGCCAAACAAGACCCCGACATAGCCAAGCTCTTCCGGACCATGCGCGCCACCGTCGAACTCGTCCGCGAGCTCGAAGCGAAGCTCAGCGAAGACGGGCTAATCCACCTCCGAGCCGCAGCACTCGGCCAGATGACCGCATACGCCGAACTCACCGGGCTACCCAACCCATACCAAATCATCGAAGGAGACAAGACATGACGCGAGCAGCGGTCACCGTGTTCATCGAAACCGACCACGAAGGCGACTCGATCGACTCTGCCTTCCTGTTCCGGATGGCCCTCCGCAAAGCAACTGGAGACAGCCTCAGTATCCACCCCCCGGCTTGGGAGAAGCCGATCACCATTACAGTGCACGACGTCATGGAAACCGGTATGGCGGCGGGAAACGGCTATCTCTGGATCGAACCGACCAGTAAGGCATTCCCGAGCAAGGACAACGAAGGAGGATCATGACCCTCGAATGCACCACCGAGGACTGCCGGAACATGACGAGTGACTACCTCTGCGGCCGGTGCACATCTGACCTGCAGCAGTGGTTGGACAAGGTGCCCGTCTTGATCGAGGCGCTCAACGTCACCATCGCCCGTCTCGACGTCGTCAGGCCGGCAGGCGGTGGAGGCGGCGGTGGAGGCCACAAACCCGGATCCGCAGCGCCCCTCAACCTCGACGCCCTCCAGCTGCAAGAGAACCTCCGCAGCGTCGGCCGAGACGCCAAAGAGTACGCGAGGGACGACCGGGCAGCCGGCCTCGCCTGGCTGATCCAAGACTGGGTAACCAAAGCCGAGCTCTTGGTCAGCGGGCCTGACGAGCCACCCGTCAACCACCAAGCCAACCGCGAGCGCATCAAGAACATCGCGCCCGCCATGCCAACCCGCAAGCTGGTGCCATGGCTCAGGCTCAACGCCAAAGTCGTGGTCACGAGCAAGGACATCCGCAACTGGGCATTCCGGGGCAAACTCAAGCCAGTCGAGCGCGAACCGTCACCGACCTACCACCCACACGAAGTACTTGACGCCTGGTACGAAACACGCCGGGCCGAACGAGGTGCAGATGTTGGCTAATGTGACAGAAGACCGGTAAAGTGTCTCAAAGCGGCGTATTCGTCGTCCCGTAAAGCGTTCAACATTCAGTTGGGCGCCTTTTTTATTGCCCAAAATCGGGAGGCCCCATCTCGCAGCCCAGCGACACGGGCATAGCCGCATGTCGAGAGACGCCGGCACATCACCACCACCAAAACCAGCAGGAGAACAACCATGGCAATCACCGTTCAGCACGGCAAAGACAACACCACCGTTCACACCAGCGCCACCAAGTGGCACGTGGACGACGACGAGCGTCTCCACATCATCGGTCCCAGCGGCAACATCGCCTCCTACAACCGCGGATACTGGGCCAACGTCCATCGCGACGGATCGGGCGACACGCAGATCACGGCCGTCGCCACCCTGTTCTCAAAGGATGCCAAGGGTGACGACCAGACACTCCTCGGCTTCGGCGCGGACTACAACGACGAGCGCAACAAGGCATGGGCCAAGTACACGCCAGGCCTCAGCCTCCAGATGACCGTCCTCGACAGCGTGGCCGACAACTTCGATCAAGGCGGACGCTACCTGCTGACCTTCGAGAAGCAGGACTAAGACCCCCGCGGGACGGCGGGCTAAGACCGTCCCTCCGCCGGGCCCGGGAGACTGCAGAAACTCCCGGGCTTGGCACTAAGGACTCATCAAGTCACGTCGAGACAACGTGGCCGCTGTTGGGTGCGGGTCTGTAGCTCAATAGGTAGAGCATCCGGTTGAAACCCGGAAGGTTTCTGGTTCGAGTCCAGACGTTCCCACGGATGAGCATGAGTAACAGAAGGGTGCCGGGCGACGCATGACGCACCCCGGTTTGAATGGCCCGAGCGGCAGCCCGTCATGCTCAACCACCACAACTGAATAGCCCGCGGACATGAACGCGGGAGCGCTGAGGATTGCGGCCACTGGGCAGTGCCGCCTCTGACGACCTGAGATGGTCGAGCGGTTCGAGTCCGCCCCAGCGCACCAACAAGATGTACCCCGGTGACCGACACGTAGGAACCGGGCGAAACGCTGTGCCGTGACTGAGCAGATCGAGCACAGCAGACTTCAGGAGGAACCCGTGAGCGATGCAACCATCCAGGCCATCAACGATGCCATCGCCGCCCACATCGCAGCCGAGAGCGACGAAGCTCTACTGCTCACCGACTGGCAACTCACCGCGGCCGCAGCCATCGCCACAAACCACGACCGCACCATGTACTTCAACATCGGCACCAACTCCCCCTACCACCACCGGCTAGGTCTCATGTACCGCGGCCTCGAACTACTCGAGAGCGGCAGCGACGAGGACGAAGACGACTGATGGACGGTCAGACCTGCGACAAGCACCCGAGCGCCAAGGCGCAAGCAAGAGTCACGCTCCCATCCGGTGGTGTGCTCTACCTCTGCGGCCACTGCGCCAACACCATCGACCTCGGCCCCGCCTTCCTCATCGAGTACGAAGCATTCGCAGTCTGATGCCAAGAGCCAAACGCATCTGCGCCAAGCCAGGCTGCCCAGCCATAGCCAACAGCAGCTACTGCACCACACACCAACGCGAGAACGACAAGGCACGAGGGACACGCGAGCAACGCGGCTACGACCACGCACACCGCCAACTCCGCAAAGCATTCATCCCCGAACACCAAGCCGGCACCCTCATCTGCTGGCGCTGCCGAGAGATCATCCCACCCAACGAACCCTTCGACCTCGGACACGACGACGACGACCGCGCAGTGTACCGAGGACCCGAACACCGCAACCGCTGCAACAGAGCAGCAGCAGGACGCAAATCACATCGACAATGAGCCCGACCCCGACCATCCAAAGGGGTGGGGAGGGTCCCCCAAGGGCCACCCCCGGCACCAC